ATGAAAAAAGAAGAAATTAATGAAATTATTACTGATGAGTTTTTAAAAATATATTTTTAGAAATATAAATTAATTCCATGGAATCATTTGCCAGAAAAAATAGAATAGTATTTATTAACAAGATATAAAGATTGTAATAATATTAGAGAAGCATATTACAGAATATGTAATAATTTAAATGAAGTTCCTAAATGTGAATACTGTAAAGAAAATAAAGTTAAATGGATTGGACGAAGTTACACTAAATGTTGTTGTAAAGAATGTGCTAGAAAAATGGCAGGTATAAATGCACAAAAATCTTTATTATCATTGTCAGAATAGGCAAAATACGAAATTAATGAAAAACGTAAAAATACCTCAATATTAAGATATGGTATAGATAATATAATGAAGTTAGAAAAAACAAAGAAATAGATAGAAAATACTAATATTATACGATATGGAAGTAAATGTCCATTACAAAATAAAAATGTAAAAGAAAAAACAAAGTAGACAAATTTAAAATTATATGGTTCTGAAATATATTCAGGAACAAATGATTGGAAAGAAAAAATTAATAAAACTAGTTTAAAAAAATATGGTACATTATATCCAAACCAATCAGAAATTGTAAAAACACATATTAAAGAATCATGTATAGAACATTTTGGTGTAGATAATTATAGAAAAACTAATGAAAACAAAATGCGAGCAAATACACCAGAAGTAATACAAAAAGCAATTGATACTAAAAAGAAACGGCATACATTAAATACATCAAAAGTCGAACAATTATTTAGAGAATATTTAGATAATAACTTTACGAAAGATTTTGAATATAATTATAAATCTGAATTATATCCATTTAATTGTGATTTTTATATAAAATCATTAGATTTATATATTGAAATTCAAGGCAGTTGGACACACGGAGACCATCCGTTTGATGAGAATAATTAGGAAGATATAGATAAATTAAATTTATGGAAATTTAAAAATACATAGTATTATTAGAACGCAATAAATACTTGGACTATTAGAGATGTTAATAAAAGAAATATAGCCAAATAGAATAATTTAAATTATTTAGAAATATTTTCAGCAAACATAGATAATGTAATAAAACAATTTAATATATATTTAAATGAAAATAAAAGAAAAGACTGTTGAAGAAAAGTACCAACAAATTTCGGAGCTTGACCACGTAATTTTGAGGTCTGGCATGTATATTGGTTCAGTTCGTGAGGAATTAAAAAATATGTTTATGTATGATGTGGATGATGCGAAAATAGTTATGTCGGAAATATCATATACGCCCGGTTTATTAAAACTTATAGATGAAGTTATTTCTAATATTGCAGATGAGTTTAGGCGTAAAGATAATATGGGATTAACTAACGCCGAAATTGAATTTACACGTTCTGGACATTTTAGAATTAAAGATAATGGAGGTATACCAGTCATTAAACACAAAACTGCTGGTATGTATGTTCCTGCGTTTATTTTTTCATCTTTAAGGACAGGATCTAATTATGATGATACTGTGGAACGTGACGGTATTGGACTAAATGGGCTTGGGTGTAAGATTTGCAACATTTTTTCGAAATATTTTTCAGTATATACAGCTGATACTCACAAATCATATTTTGGATCATGGTCTAATAATATGAAAACCAAAAATGATGATGAAAAGGTCCAAGCTTCATGTGATCACTTTACTGAATTTCAATTTGATATTGATTGGAGCCGATTTGAAGATGTTAATGAAGTAACAGATGATTTTGCGACGATTATTGAAAAAAGAATTATTGATTTATGTGCGGCAAATCCAGGATTGTCTGCTAAATATATTTTTAAAGATGATAATGGAATAATTAGAAAATCTGAATGGAATTTTAAATCATTTGAAGAATATATAGAACTTTATTCTGATTATATTGATCAAGAAAATTGTATATCATTTAAAGATAAACAAAAACAGGTTTGGGTATATCCAGATGGTGGATTAAATATTGGTTTTGTTAATGGCGCCGAGTGTTCTAAAGGAACACATATTAAAGCTATTAGAGATGAAATTAATAAAGCAATTGCTGCACAAATATTACAGAAAAATAAATTAGATGTTGGCCCACGGAATGTAGATGGAAAATATACAATGTTCTGCATATATCATATTGCAAATCCAGCATTTAATTCCCAAACTAAAGAGGAACTTACCACACCCATTGAGAGATTTTCATTAGATCCAGATTATAAATTTTCTATTCCAGATAAGTTTATAAAGGAATGTTGCAAATCAGAAATAGTTAATATTGTTATTGATTGGTATAAACAAAAAGTAGAGGTTGAAGATCAAAAAACTTTACGCAAATTAAATAAGCAAGCAAAAACAAAGATTCGTAATTCTGATAAGTTTATTGATGCAAATACAAAAGTTCGTAAAGATAGAGAATTATGGATATTTGAGGGAGATTCAGCTCGTGCAGGTTTTAGATCTGCTAGAAATCCTCAAACACAAGCTGCATATATGCTTAGAGGAAAAATTCTAAATATTAGTGGATTAGGACCAACTAAAGTTATGGCAAATCAAGAACTTAGTGATTTAATAACTATTATTGGTTTGCAATGGGGTGAAAAGAATAAACCAGATGATTTGAATTTTGGAAAAATTGTGATATGCTCAGATGCGGATGCAGATGGATCAGCAATTTGTGGGTTATTATTAAATTTTTTAAATCTATTTCCAGAATTATATGAAAACGGAATGGTTTGCAGAAGTATATCTCCAATTATAACAGCAGAAAAAGGAAATGATTTGAGAAAATTCTATAGTTTAAGTGATTATAAAAAAGAAGAATCAAAACTTAAAGGATATAAAATAACATATTTGAAAGGTTTAGGTACACAAACTAACAAATTATATAAAGACATGATGCAGAATCCTATATTCCATTATTTTACTAAAGATGATATCGCAGATTTAAGTTTACGATCATGGTTTGGTAAAGGTAATGCATCTGAAAGAAAATCAATGTTAAAAAATGATGTAGAATAATAAAATTTTAAAAATATAACAATGACATATAGCAAATACACAAGTTATGAAGATTTGGCCAATATAATTAGACAAAACATTTGGAAAATTCCAGCAAATACTGATCTTATAGTTGGATGTCCAAGAAGCGGTTTAATATGTGCATTAATGATTTCAGAAATTATTAATAAGCTAGTTATTGATTTGGATGGATTTATTAATGGACAACAACCTTGGATTGGTGGTAGTAGAACACATTTGGCAGAAAAAGAATTAAAATATAAAAATATTCTGGTTTTAGAGGATACCGCATTCACTTCTAATAGTATTATTAAAGCTAAACAAAGAATATTAGAAATGCCAAATGCAAATGAGCTTAACATTTTAAACTGCGCAATTTTTGCAGAAGGGGCAGATGCAAAGAATAAAGTAGATATATATTTTATTGAAAACTATAATCCAAATTGTTGAAATATTTATGAATGGAATATTTTACAACATGATATATATTTTACACAATTTTGTATGTTTGATATTGATGGCATTATTTGTAAAGATCCACCAGATGAAAGAAACAAAGAAGCATATGAAAAATATATAGAAAATGCACTTCCACAAGTTATTCCATCATCACAAGTTCAAGCATTGGTTACATTTAGATTAAACAAATATCGTGGTGTAACAGAAAAATGGCTAAAAGATCATGGCATTCAATATAATATGTTATATATGTTTAATTCAGATTCATATGAAGTTAGATCACATTATAATCCAGCTGAATATAAAGCAATGATTTATAAAAATGCAATTTGGGCACGAATGTTTATAGAATCTGATATATGGCAAGCACCACAAATTGCACAATTAAGTGAAAAGCCTGTATTTTGTTATGCAAATGGCAAAGTATATGGACCAATATATAATTATAAAAATGAACCAATATATATTACAACAACTAATAAAATAACAAATAATAATTTTGTAAAGTTATGAAACTGATACAACCAAGTTTTGAAATACTAGATCAAGAACCAGGATTAAAAGGAGTTTATAAAGCAATAGAATATCCTGGCAGAATTTGTTATGGTTCCACTGATAAAATGACTGAAGATTCAGCTGAAGAATTTGTTCATAAACTAGAGAAAGCAAATCATGGCGCGCCAATGGAACATGGTGCAATATATTTATATATCACTAGGAATGTAGATGTTGATGAATGGTTGAGTCCTGATACCGAATATGCAAAGTATGATGAACTTTTAGAGTTTTATTCAAATAATGAATATTCAAAAATTAATGAACGAATTTGTGTAAACTTAAAAGACCATTTATATATTTCAACAAATTATCGAGTTCTATTTGAAAATAATAGATTAGATGATTTGAAATACTTATGTGAACCCACAGAATATCATCAAAAACGAATAACTGTCAAATTTATTTGTAATATTGGAGTATCTAGAGAATTTAATAGACACCGTGCAGATTCTATTAATGAAGAGTCGACTAGATACTGTAATTATTCTAAAGACAAATACGGAAATGAAATAAACATTATTGAGAATAATAATAAATTTGGCGATAGAATAGAAGAATTAGAAAAGAAAAACAGAGCAGAAGATATTAAAGCATATTGTTTGCAAATATTTAAAGGGAATGATTCTGAATTTTCTGATATTGATTATTGGTTATTTGCTAATATGGCATCAGAATATTCATATATGGGGTTGACACAGAAGTGTGGCTGGTTAGCACAGGATGCTAGAGATGTATTAACAATTGACACAAAAACAATATTGATCCACAGTGCATTTATTGATGATTGGAAACATTTCTTTGAGTTGCGAGCTATTGGGACAACTGGTGCACCACACCCACAAGCAAAAGAATTGGCATTACCATTAATGGAAGAATTTATTAACAGAGGATATATTAAAAATATTAACAAATGATATTAAAAACTATATAAAAGTGTAAATAGTGTATAAATTATTTGCACTTTTTGTTTTTATTTGTTAAAACTAAATTTTAACTGGGTTCATCACCAACCCTCTATTTGCTGGAGATATAATCTCATTACAAACTTCATTTAAATGTTTCCTTATTATGTTTAATGACCCATTTATATCAGAATTTAAAACTAATCCTGAAGAGGTTCTAAATAAACCTCTTTTGATTCTTTTTCCTGATGATTTAAATAGTTCATCATTAACTTGATATGTTGGAATAAAATCATTGTCAAAGAAACTAACTTTGCTAGTATAGCTTTCTTCTTGTTCAATAACATTTATTCCTTCTAACTAGCATTTATATTTTAACTAGTTTATAAACATTTGATGAGGAATCTATGTAAAATTTTGATTGTTTTTCTTTCCAATATTTGTTTCTTGTTTCCATCCATCATTTTTACCTATAATTAAGGTATTAATAGATTGGTTAACTAATTGATTAACAATATATCTGGAAGCTTTATGAAAATAATCTTTAATTTTGTTATTTCTTTTTAAAGTTAAATTCTATAATTGTTTTGAAGTCTTCTGTTTATTTTTTAATTCTAGTTCTGACTATAATTTTGCTTTCTTTTTGTTGTAATATTGATTTATAGATTTAACTGGTTTTCCATTGATTATAAATGATTTAGAAACATTAGAACTGCATGATGCTAAATTATCTATTCCTAAATCAATAGCCATATATTTTTTGTTGTCTTTTAATAATTCTTTAATAGATGCTTCATAAATAACTTCTAAAACTATATAATTATTCTTTGGAACTATTCTGACCTATTTAATATTTTTCTATTTAGTTCTAAACTATATATTAGATTTTGGAAGTTTAATAATTCCTTTTTCTAGAAGATTAGAAGGCAATGTCATATGATTATAATAACTATCTGTCTTCCTTTAGTTTTGTCTAGATAACCTGGAATTTTTGTGCTTTTTATGCCTTTCTATAAACTTTTGAAAAATGAACTATAATTCTAGTTGACTAATTTTAGGGTTTCCTAACTTGAATTAGCCGGCAAAGCCCTATAATCTACCTAATTTTCATCATGAAGTTCTCTATTTAATACATAATAATCTTTAAATGTTTTATATTCGAAGAACTATTGACGAATTCTATAGAGAGCTTGATTATATAAATTCTTTGAAAGAAAACAAAGATTATCAAGTTCTTTATATAAAACATTATTAGATTTAATTATATGTTGTTCAACTAACTTCATAAAAATAATAAAAGCATTAAAATGATTTATTCTTAAATTGGAAGGCTGAATAAAGTCATTAAAATGCTTTATAATTTATAAACTATATTTCTAAAATAGTTTTTAAGCCTTCCAACTCTTAAAAATATTTTCTTTTTATATTTATTTCAAAAATTTTTGAAAATAATTTAATTTTGAAACTTAAATAAAAAGTACATTATAATATATAAAGTATAAAGAGATAAAATATTAAATATAAAGTGAAACATTATGGAAATAGAAAGATGTAAAAGATTAATTGAAGAAGAATTTAATAAAATGATTTGTAACAAAACATTATCAGATTTTAAATTAGATTTTGATAATGATGTAGATGAAAACGGGAATTTAAATGTAATGCACAAGTTAGATTAACTTCTCCAGTAAGATACTATGCAATAAAGGAATCAGATTTTCCAGAGTTGACACACGATGAATTTGTTGAGATGTACAATACAATTAAAATGGAAATTGAAATAGAAATTGAAAAATCAGGTTTATTAAATAAGGAAAAATAATATAAATATAAAAAATATAAAAAACAAAATAATATTAAATATGGACGAAAAGCAAATTTATCAATTATCAAGAAAAGCAATAGAACCTATTGTTGGAGTTATTGCTGAAAAATTATTTGGTGTTGAATTAGAACAAACAAGTGATGCTGAAGATCAAGCATATAAAATAGATTTAAAAACTAATGATTTAAGTTTTAATATTCAAGTAAAAACTGTAAAAACCATTAATAATCATTATTACTATAAATCTGAAAAAGAAATTGAAAATAATACATATATTGCATTTTTAAAGGCTCCTATTAATGATAATATTATTGATTCTTTAGGTTTGTTATATAATAAAAATGCAATTAAAAAGTATTTATTAGATAATCCAACAATATATTTTGTTGATACCACATATATTAAAATGCTCGTAAATGAAGAAGACGTTGAATATATGAAAAATTATAAAGAATTTTGGATAAAAAATTCTGATGATATAGAAAATTATTATGATACTGAATATTATAAATTATCAAAAGAGCCATATGTTATTAAGTATGATATAAAGGCAGATGATTTAAATATTTTAGATATTACATATCACCATTAATGAAAAATGAAATTATGAGAAAGCAGAAACTATATGATAAACAACAATATAGAGATCAAATTTGGAAAATTTATGATGATGATTCTGAAGAATTAATTTGGGAAAATTCTTGGCGGGATGAATGTTGGTATGATGATAATAATCCAGATTCAGAATATCATAAAATGCTGGAACTCGAACAAGAAACAGATTTTTTTCATAAATGGGAAGAATTAGATTGGTGGTTTGAACATAGATTAGTTCAGCGAGATATGTATGGTAAAGAAAGATTTATTAAATATAGATCTTTATTAGATGAATTTATAAACACTTAAGAGAAATTAAAACAATTCCTCCTTTTAATTAAATAAATATAATATATAAAAGTATTTTATTATTTTGTGGTAACGGACAATAATTAATAAAACTTTTATAGATTTATATTTTATAATTATAAAGCATTTGTTAATGAAATTAATTGTCCGTTACCAATTAAAAGTAATTAATAAATGCTTTTATTTTATAAAAAATAATGTAACGGAATTATGAAAACACCAGAAATTAAAAATTTTATTAAAGACAGTTTAACAGATGAAAAAATAAAAGAAATATTTTTTATTAATACACAACCAAAACGATTAGTAAGAGTTTGGGAAAAGATAATTGAAAATTTTCCAGAAATTAAAGAATATTTAGATAACAGATATATTGATGGTTCTAATTATAATGAGATATTAATTAGGATTAATTTACATGTAGAAAATATTGAGAAATGTCCAGTATGTGGAAAAAATAAAAGAATATTTAATACACTATATAAAAATGGAACACATTATTTAGAAACCTGCGGGGGTGAAAAGTGTTTTCGTATAATTGCTTAGAAACATGGAGAACAAACTAAATTAGAAAGATATGGAAATCCATATTATACAAATCCGGAAAAAAGACTAGAAAATTATAATAAATTATCAGAAGAAGAAAAGAAAGAAAAATAGCATCAACGAGAATTAAAAATGCTTGAACATTATGGAGTTAGAAACTCATTTCAATTAGAATCAGTTAAGGAAAAAATAAAACAAACAAATTTAGAAAAATATGGGGTAGAATATGTTTAGCAGAGTGATTTTATAAAATAGAGATTTAAAACTACATGTATTAATAAGTATGGTGTAGATAATCCAGCAAAAACTAAATAGGCTAAAGATAAAATGAAAAATACTTGTATGGAACGTTATGGTGTAGAATATAGTTTTCAATCTGAAAATAATAAAGAAAAATCTAAATAGACATGGATTGAAAAATATGGTGTAAATAATCCATTAAAATCAGATATAATTAAAGAAAAAGTAAAATAGACTAATTTAGAAAAATATGGTGTAGAATATATTTCATAGAATATAGAAATTAGGAAAAAACAATTAGAAACAGTAAATAAAAAATATGGAGGAAATGCACCAATATGTGATCCAACTATTAAAGAACAAATTCTAAGTAAAATACCAGAATCTAGAGAAAAAGAATATCAAACAAGAAAGAAAAACGGAACATTTAATACATCAAAACCAGAAAAAGAATTATTGGAATATATAAAATTATATTTTCCTAATGTAGAATATCAATATAAAAATAAAAAGAATATCCATTTAGATGTGATTTTTATATTCCAGAATTAAATTTATATATAGAATATAATGGTTTATGGACACATGGCTAGCATCCATTTGATGAAAATAATTAGGAAGATATAGATAAATTAAATTTATGGAAATCTAAAAATACAAAGTATTATTAGAATGCAATTAATACATGGACTAATTTAGATGTAAGAAAAAGAACTATAGCTAAAAATAATAATTTGAATTATAAAGAATTTTGGAATTTAAATGAAGCAAAACAATTTATAGATTCTTTAATAAAATAATTGATAAAATATATTTAGATATAATATGCCAATTAGAAGAAAATTAAATAATTTAGATGTAAGTTATAAAGCAAATACTGGAAATAAAATAACTAGAACTATAACAGATTTTTTAAATACTGAATATCGAGAGTTTTCAAATTATGTTATATACTCAAGATGTTGTCCCTCGCTCGAGGACGGTCTAAAGGTCGGAGCTCGCAAAGCATTATATTCTGCATTTACCGGTGGATTAAAAGATGGTTCTGAAAAGAAAATGTTGAACCTCATTGGCGATGTTTATAATAAAACTTTATTTGCTCATGGTGATGCAGGTCTTTTGTCTAGCATTCACACTCTTGGTTCTGAATATTCTGATAATTTGAATCCACTTGAAATAATTGGCCAACATGGAAATCTGAGAGACAATTCTAAAGCAGCAGCTCGTTATCTTTATTGCAAGTTGTCTAAATATGCAAAATTGATTTATAAAGTCGATGAAGATTTATTAGAATACGTTTTTGATGAAGGTGAATTTCTGGAGCCAACACATTATTTACCTATTATTCCATTAGTTTTGACCTCCAGGAATGAAGGAATGGCACCCGGTTATAAGTTTTCATCATTCTCATATAATCCTATAGATATTATAGATGCATGCTCAGAGGTGATTAAAAACGGTCAAATAAAAACAACTATCAGGCCATATGTCAGAGGAATCAGACAAGACAAATTTGGATATGATAAAGAAACAGAACGTTGGTATAATGTTGGTGAATGGACGATAGATGAAAAGAATGACATTCTTAGAATAACAGATCTTCCATATGATGTGACATTTGACAAATTTGAAAAGAAACTTAATTCATATATTGAAGCTGGATATATTAAAGATTGGAAGAACTTTTCTCAAGATGACAAATTAGACTATAGAATATTATTCAATAAATCCAAATTAGCTAGAGAAGCTCAACCAGATAAAAAGGAACAAATGTTAAAGAAGTTTATGCTTCAGACAAATATTCCTAATGATTTGTTATATGTTCTAGATGAGAATAAAAAGGTTAAACATTTCTTAACTAAAGAGGATTTGTTAATATACTTTGTTAATTTGCGTCTTCAAAAATATAATGATAGAAAAGACAGATTGGTTTCTGTTAAAGAAAAACAATTAGAAGATAATACAAATCTTTGTAAATTTATTGAATTGGTCACTTCTGGAAAACTGAAAATCAATAACAGAAAAATTGCAGATGTGAAAAAAGAAATGGATGAATATAAACTGCCACATACTTTATTAGCAGTTCAGATTAGCAAATTAACTCAGGAAGAAAAAGAAGAAATTCTCAAAAAGAACAAAGAGATCGAACAAGAGCTTGAATATATTAAGAATACTACAATAGAACAAATGTATCTTAATGATTTGAAAACCTTAAGAAAAGAATTGATTAACGATTTCCAATAAATATTAAAATAACATTTTTAATTATTAAATGGCTAATTATTATCAAAAAGAGGACAAAACTGAATTTTTCAGAACACCGAAGTGGATGATAGAAAAGTGTTATAAAATGATTCCAAATGCTAAAACTATTCTTGATCCATGTGCAGGTGATTGTGGGCTAGAAGATTTTACTAGAGATGTTGAATATATTTATTTTATTTATTTAAAAATTTTTGAAAACTTTTCTATATTTTTCTATAAAATAAATAATCAAAAATTATACCAATATGGAAACAATATTTTAGACATAAGATGGATTCCTTTATTAATAGAAATTGAAAATAGAAAAAATTACGAGTTATTTTAATTATATGAAAAATGGTTTATTAACGGTATGTTCATGGGTATTAAATATAATTGGACTTATATTTAGTTTGCCAGGAGTAATAATGATATATATTGGAACAATATTAGCAGATTGGGCGGATATCTTAAAGGAAATATAATAATTAAAAAAAGAAGAGAAATAAATCTCTTCTTTATTTTTTTCCAAGTATTTTAAGACGTTTTCGTACAGCAGTTTTACATTTTTTAATAATATTATCTAGAGATTTTGCTGATGGAAAACAGTCTTCTTTATCTAATATTATTAAATTGAATGATAACATAAAATATCCCTCAAGAGCCTATCTAAATACTCCAGTAGTACCATCCATAAATTTAATGTCACAATTATACTGCTAAAAAGATTTATCAAATTTAATTGTATTTAAATCTGCAGTAGAATTTGTTTCTTTACAAAATTCTATAACATTTTGTCTAAATTGGTCTTCCTTAGATAACTAGAAACTTGCTGGACCTACTATTTTAGGAAGTTTACCATAATGTTGTAAATCATAGCAATTATAAACCATCGAACCTGTTCCATATGCATTCATAGTTTCATCAGTAAATGCACCTGGCAAATTATTTGGAATTTCCCAGCTTGATAAGTCTTCTTTACATTTAGAATCTGCAAACATTGCACCAAAATTCTAACACCCGCTAATATCTAATTTAGTTGCATAATGCAATAAATTTTGATTAGTACAACCATAGAACATATTTTGCATAGTTTTTACATTTTCAGAATTCCAATGTTCTGCATCTATTTCAACATTTAGCGTTTTACACATGTAAAACATTCCGTCAAATTCTTTAGCACTGTCAAATTGCCAATTATTTGCTTTTATATTTGTATTAGAACTAAATGCGAAAATATAATTAAATTTTTCAACATGCCTAGTATCCCATTCAGAGCAATCTATATTTAAGTTTTTTATTTTTGCAAATACTCTTTAAATCAGTTAAATTTGAAATATCTATCCAATTTAAATCCATATCATTTGGAGAAATTTGAGATAAACTATCGATTATATTTAATAATTGCTTTTTAGATTTAATATGATAGCGTAAATCAGTCTATTTATACCAATATTTAAGAGTATTTAAGTCTTCTTTAGTTGCTTTACCATTATCTATAAGATTAAATATATGATTAATGATGATTTCAACATGATCTGTATTGGTTTGTTTAGATTTTATATGTTGAATAGACTCGTCATCATCAAAATCATCTAATGCTAAAGAGATTCCACGATTGATTGCTTCTAAAATATATTTACTAAACTTCATAACTCAAAAATACCGTATTTTATTATTTATTTTAATAAATATATTGAATATGAAAAAATATAATAAAATATTAGAAGCTATAAATAGAGGTATTCAACTAGCACTAGATGATTTTGATGATAATATTTAGGTTTAGCATGTTAAATCTAAATAGACTAATAATTTAGATATAATTACTGAATTATTAAATCATATTTATAAAAAGATTCATAATAATCCTAAATCAATTTCTAAAGATGACTATGATACTATTTTAAGATGGTATAAAAGTGTTAATTTAAAATATCAAGTAAAAGATAAAGCAGAACTTCAACAAATTATCTCTTATATTGTTTATGAAATAGATCCACATGCAAATTTAAACTGGCTAGATGTTTCTAATATAACAAATATGGACAGTATGTTCCAAGATATGCCATTCAATGGAGATATTTCAGATTGGGACGTATCTAATGTTGAAAATATGGGAAGTATGTTTGAACAGTGCATTCAATTTACAGGGATAAATACTGATTTGTCAAATTGGGATGTATCTAAAGTAAAATATATGAATGCAATGTTTAATACATGTTCATTTAATGGAATTCACAATGATTTAGCTAATTGGGATGTTTCCAAAGTAAAATATATGAATGCAATGTTTGCATATAGTCCATTTAATAGTGATATATCTAAATGGGATGTTTCTAATGTTAAATATATGGATAGTATGTTTTAGTATTCAATATTCAATAAGCCTATTGGAAATTGGGATGTATCTGGAATTGAATCTTCATCATATATGTTTTTCCATGCTTCTAATTTTAATCAAGATTTAACAAAATGGAATGATAAAAATCTATCAAATGACACATTTAAATTTTCAGAAATTGATCCAGAAAATTTACCAAAAGGAAAACAATGGATATTACGATAATTAAAGGTTCTAAAATTAAATTAGAACCTTTTAATTATTATCTGCGTTTTGAAGAACCTCCGCCTTTGCTAGATCTAGAAAATCAATTATTCATCATAATCAACATCATCTTCGTATTCGTCATCCTCTTCAGGCTCTGGTTCTGGAGTATTTTCAATTTCATCAGCAGCCATAGTCAAAGAATCAGAAATGTCACGAAGTTTTTCAGCAAGTTCTTCGTGCGTGTAGCAACCTGTATAAGCACCGCGAACACAGTTGCGAACTTCATACATAAAGTTTTCAATTTCACTAAATGCTTCTTCAAGCTGATCCAAATCATCTAAATCCCAACCATCTCCAGCAGATTCATTAAGAGCCTTTTTAACTTGCTTTGCAACTGAAGACATTATGGTTTCATATAATTTTTTTGTATTTTTCATATTTTAATTAATTTTATTTTTATTTAATTTAATCATCATACTCATAATCACTATATCTGTCTCGTATATCATAAATATACTCATCATAGTCAAAATGTTCTTCTGCCTTATCATTTAAATAATCTAAAATTTTATCTTCAACCACTTCATATAATTGCAAGTTGTTTTTTCTGTCAAAATAATATTGATTATTTAAATAATATAATGTAATTGATGTTATTTTGCTATGTGCTATTTCACCAGATCTGCCACTCGGTGCTGTCCAATAATCACCAGGATCATAATCATCTATATCCCAATCAAATTCGGCAGATATATTAATATATGTATCTTGTAAATATGGAATGGCTATATATAAATCACATCCATCGTATGCAAACTGACTATTAAATTTATAACCATTATATGTAATATTGTTAACAGTAAAATCATCTATAATATTATAATCTGGATCAGATTTATCAACCCAATTCATATTTTCTATAAATTTTTTAATATCGTCTTCAGACATTTTATCAAATAAAATATGGTAGTGCTCATCATCACGATATTGTTTTGGAATCATATCATAATTACTATATTGTTTTTCTTCATCATAATTGACATCTTCATTAATAGCCTTTTTAACTTCCCTTGCAACCGATGCCATTATTGATTCATATAATTGTTTTTTATTCATATACTAAATAAAAATTTAATTTTTTATATTTATTCTAATTAAAAAACTATTTGTGAATATATTATTATAATAAATATAAAAATACTGCCCTATAGTACAATTGGAAGTACGCTTGACTCTAAATCAAGGTCAGTCCGGGTTCGAACCCTGGTGGGGCAACTAAAAGTTTCTCATACAATAAATATATTGAGAAACTTATTTTTATATTATGTTTAACTTTGAATTGACTGAATCTAGAAACCCAGAAGATATAATATAGCAACAATATGATGACCCAATTAAAAATGCAATTTGGAACTATGTTGCCGGATATACCACATCTGTCAATAATATATTACGTAAAGGCAAAACTAATATATTAACTAAAGAATTAGATGAAGCCTTCAATGAATATGGAGAATCTAATATAACAGATTTTTACAGAACAGTTGATTGGGACTATATGAAAAACATTTATGGAGTGACAAAAGAAAATATTGGAGAGTTTATCGGCAAAACTTTTATTAATAAAGGGTATATGTCAACATCTTCAGAATTTCAATCTCCATGGGGTTCTAGATGGAATGAATGGGAGTTGGTTATGCACATATACGGGGATACACAATACATTAACATCAATAATATATTTAACGCAGATGAAATTGATTGTGAAGACCAAAATGAGTTATTGCTTCCAAGAAATACCAGACTTAGATTAGAATCAATAAAAGTTATGAGAAATAAAGAAAAAACTTATTTGCTTGAAATGTTTATAATATAAAAATAAGGTTGATTTTTAATGATAACTTTTGAATATGACGGAAAAATATATAAACCATCAAATCTTGAGAAAAAATTAAAAAAGTTGGGTATCACAATAAATGATATTAAAATTATTGATGATACTGATACTAAAGCTGAAACCGAAAGAAAAGAAAAAGCTGAACAACAACAAAATTTAGAACATATGATTTCTTTATATTGGGACACTAAATGCAAAGGTTGGTATGAAAACGAATCATATAAAGAAATTCCATTATGGGTAAATGAAGATATTAAAAGTGGAAGATTTATTTATGTTGGCGATTATAATGTAAATGAGTTATATGAAGCTAAAAAGACTAATTTTTTAAAAATGATAAATCACTAAATAACTAGTTAAATAAAAAATGCTGTAGAGAAGTTATGGTATTAAAAACGGTATAAAGCGTAAATAGTGTATAAATTATTTGCACTTTTTGTTTTTATTTGTTAAAACTAAATTTTAACTGGGTTAACCACGAACCCTCTATTTGCTGGAGATATAATCTCAACACAAACTACATTTAAATATTTCCTCATTATATTTAATGAACCATTTATATCAGCATTTATTAACTATCCTTTAGTAGTTTTATATAAACCTCTTTTAATTCTTTTTCCAGATGATTTAAATAATTTATCATTTTGTTTATAAACTGGAATATAATCATTATCGAAGAAAGAACATTTTGATGTATAACTTTCTTCCTATTCAATAACATTAATTCCTTTTAACTAACACTTATATTTTAGTTGATTTATAAACATCTAATGAGGTATGTTTACAAAGTTTTGATTATTTTGCTTACCCAGATTTGTCTCTTGTTTCCATCCGTTATTCTTTCCTATAATTAAGGTATTAATGGATTGGTTAACTAATTGATTAACAATATATCTAGATGCTTTATGAAAATAATCTTTTATTTTATTATTTCTTTTTAAAGCTAAATTCTATATTTGTTTACTTGATTGTTTCTTATTTTTAATTTCTAATTTAGATTGAAGGGTGGCTTTCTTTTTATTATAATATTGATTTATTGATTTAATTGGCTTTCCATTTATTATAAATGATTTAGATACATTGGAACTGCATGAAGCCAAATTATTAATTCCTAAATCAATAGACATATACCTTTTATTATCTTTTAATAATTCTTTTATACTTGCTTCATAAATAACTTCAAGAACTATATAATTATTTTTTGGAACTATTCTAACTTGCTTTATATTTTTCTAATTAGTTTTAAATTGAATATTTGTTTTTGGAAGTTTAATAATTCCTTTTTCTAAATATTTAGAAGATAAAGTCATATGATTATAAACAACTATCTACCTGCCGGTTTTAGAATCTAAATAATTTGGAATTATATTTTTCTTAATATACTTTTTTAATTTTTGAAAAAATGATTTATAATTCTAATTAACTAGTTTTAAAGTTTCTTGAGAAGTATTAGCCGGAAGAGCTCTATAATCTATTTGATTTTCATCATGAAGTTCTTTATTTAATTCATAATAATTTTTAAATATTCCATCTTTAAAAAATTGCTAACGAATTCTATAAAGAGCATGATTATA